TCATAAATCCATCTAAAGGCAAATATGAACAAACAATTTTTAATGCGTCTGCGCTATCGTGTTGGGCTTCATGGCAATCTTCACATAAAACAGATAATTGCCCTATGCTGTAATCCCATGGTTCATGTCCTTTAAAGTATTCTTTATGATGAACATTTAAAGTTGATTCATTATCCCTACATATTTCACAACTAAAATCTGCGGCTTCCATTGCTTTCAGCCTTAATTTTTGCCATCTTGGATCTTGAAGTTTTTGCCAGTAATTTTTTTGCGCCATATCAATTCCTATTCAGTAGCGGGCTGGATGATAAGTCCAGCAGTAAAAAACCACGCAAGGATGCAAACGGATTGATACTTTTTCCGCTAGTGAATAGAAATTAAATTGGAACATTTTTTTGATACATCCTTTATGTGAATCGGGTTATCAATCCGATATGCAAACATTATATTATTTAAACTTGTTTTGCAAGTATTTATTTATTGCGTCTTTCGCTTCATCAAACCCATAACATACAACGGCAGGATAACCCATCAATGTTGCCGATTCCATAAATTCTTTTTGACTATCTGACACGCGGCCGCCTTTAATCTTCATTTCAATCCATAAACCATGATGGCCATTCATCGGTATCATTAAAAACAGATCGGGAACGCCTGGCATTGATCCCTCTTTTTTAAGTTTAACGGCTGTGCCAATATGCCTAACACCGCCATTAGGAATTGAAAATAAGAATTTGGCGTATTGTCTATGCTGAAGCCTAAACCAATTTATAACAGCGACTTGCTCTTGATGTTCGGTCATTCTGACATTTTCTTAAAGTAAATATATAACAAATCAACAAGACTACATTTAGCATCGTTGCCTGTGGCTATTTGATTAAGCAGATAGCGGCTTATCTTTATTTCGCGTTCTACGGCACTAATGTTAAGTTTGGGATCGTTTAATTTTCTTTTGACATATTGCAAGTTTGTTTCCATAACCACTCCTTTGTGAAATCGCAGTATAAACTAATTTAAACTTTTTATTAAAATAATTTATAAATAATTGAAAATAATGCTTGCAATGGGGTGAAATATCATTAAGATAAGAACTGTGCTGATTTAGCACTAACGGAAACTAAAGGAAACTAGATGAAATATGTCCGCCCTGTATTTGATGATGATTATTCAGAAAATACCCCTGTCAATCTAAAAGATCTTGTTGAACAGTTTTTAATCAACAGCCACAATTTATCAGATTATGTTGAAGAAACAGATTTGATTGCCAACCAAGTGCTTGTCATTCTTTACGATGCTAACGATGATAAGTTAGGCCGCATCCGCGACATTTACAATAAACGCATTAGTGAAGTTGCCTATTTTGTTGATGAAAATTACGATGTTGATGGCTATGCAAAATTTATCGTTGATCAAGTAAAGGATTGGTAAAAATGACTGACTACAAAAACCTAGTTGTAAAATCTGAAACAAACTGGTTGCACATTGCTGTTGAAACAGTTTGCTTTGTCGGTAGCATGATAGCCATAGGCTTTTTGCTTTGCTTGTTGGCTGTTTAGTAAAGGATAAAACATGAGTTTTGAAAAATTAAGCGGCATCAATGTTAATGACCGCGTAGAAAAAAAGGATGGTCTTAGTTATTTAAGTTGGTCTTGGGCTTGGCATGAATTTAAATTGGCTTGCCCCGATGCAACTTACAAAATAATTAAAACAGCCGATGGCTTACCATATTTTGAAAGCGATGCAGGTGTTATGGTTTACACGGAAGTTTCAACTGGCGGCATAACACATGAAATGTGGTTGCCAGTTATGAATGGCGCAAACAAAGCCATGAAGCGTGAAGCATATACATATAAAACCAAGTTTGCAGAAAAAAGCGTTGATGCGTTTGATATGTTTGATGTGAATAAAACTCTTATGCGTTGCCTAACAAAAAACCTAGCAATGTTTGGTCTTGCGTTGTATTTGTATGCAGGTGAAGATTTACCCGAACCAAATCTTGACAATGAAATTGCTGAATTAAACGGATGCACTACATTGGCAGAATTGCAGGAATCTTATTTAAGAATTATGCCGTTATTCAAAGAAAATCGTGCTGAATTAAAAATAATTACCGCAACAAAAGATGCAATGAAAATTAAATTAACAAAGGATGCCCAATGATTATTGATTGCCTTTATAAATTGCCACCACCAAGCCAACATCTAGTTGAATTGCGCGAAAAGCAAATTGCAAAGTGCAAACAAATGATGGGCGACAAATACTTGCTTGCCAAACCAATACAAAAAAAGGAAACAAAATGACTGAACAATTACCCGATGATCAAATGCAACTATTGGTTGCCGATGCTGTGCGCTATCGTTTCCTGCGCGATGTTGTTCCTGCAATTATCAATGAAATACATCAATCCGATGTAAATTATGATTGGAATAATTACGCAGGTTTTGAATCAATTTTTTATTCAAACAAAGGTTCTGCATTAGTTTTGCATGGTAAAGATTTAGATGATGCCATTGATGCTGAACTTGGCTTATTAGTTGATCGTGAAATTGCCGAAAAAATAAAGGAAACAGAATGAACGAAATCCAGGGATCGGATGAATGGTTTGCCGCCCGATTGGGCAAGGTTAGCGCAAGCCGATTAGCCGATGTATTAGCCACCGTTAAAACAGGTGAAGCAGTAACGCGCCGCAACTACCGTATGCAACTGGTTTGCGAACGCTTAACGGGGCGCAAAGCCGAAACCTATACCAACGCCCACATGGAACGCGGAAATGCGTTAGAACCGCTTGCAAGGGCTTCGTATGAACTAAAAAAAGGTGTCATGGTTGATGAAGTTGGTTTTGTTCAGCATCCAACCATTGAAATGGCAGGCGCAAGCCCCGATGGGTTAGTTGATGGCGGCAGTATTGAAATCAAATGCCCAACGCCTGCTAATCACATTGAAACCGTATTGCGCGGAACAGCCCCAAGCCAATACTTTGCACAAATGCAATGGCAAATGGCTTGTTTAGGCGATGCTTATAAATTTGTGGACTTTGTGTCCTACTGCCCCGATGTGGGTGAAGATTTGGAATTGTTTATTGTTCGCGTTCCACGCGATGATGAATATATTGCAGAAGCAGAAAAGGCTGTTATTGCTTTTCTAAATGAAGTGTCGGAAACATTTAATCAATTAAAGGAACTGAAATGGCTATAACACATGAACTAATATCACGCGGTGAAACTTACAAAACTAAAGATGGTGAAGAAAAAACTCGGTGGATCAGATGCGGAGTTGTAATGGACACCAAATCTGGCGGTCAAGCAATCCATCTTGAAAGCCTACCGATCAATTTTGATGGCTGGCTAATGATGAAAGAACCTATGCCAAAGGAAAATCAAAAGCCTTATAGCAAATCGGGTTCGGTATCTGAAAAACCGATTGATGAAATTGAATCGGACATTCCGTTTTAATCAACAAGGGCGCAAGCCCTTTAAGGAAACTATATGTATATAACTGAAGAACAATTTGATCTAACCATTGAACGCGCATTTACACGCGGCATGAATTTTCAAAAGAAAAACCAAAAGGAATTGGAAAATACTTGGTTTGACATTGGTTACAATGCGGCATTAAAAACGCATGGTCTTTTAAACAGCAGTAAACCAACTATTGAATTGGAACTTGAACCATGAAAAAACTAATACTTGCTTTGTTTTTTGTATCGCTTAATGCCAATGCTGAAGCAATCATGTGGTGTTTAAACCAAGATGGTAATAAAATTGTTTTAACCGATGAATCATGCACTAAATCAGGGAAAATTGCCTATATTTTAAGCAACACATCTGAAACAATAATGGGTTGTTGGACAAATGACGCATTGGCAATTCATGTGCTTTGGTCTAGTAAATATATGCGTTCTTATGATTATGAAGGCTGGACTGTGGTTAAAAAAGAATCAACGCTATGACCAAACTTTGTATGTCATGCCAAAAAATGCCTGCAATTAAAAAGGTTGGCTGTCGGGTTTTATGCAAAAACTGTGTTGATGCTAGGAACAAAGCAATCATAAAGGCTAAGAAATTATGAACGGATGTCATAGCGATTTAGTGCCTGACCGTTGCCAGCATGAAAAGGTTTATCATAGCAATGGCAAAACATCATGGAATTATATTTTTACCCGTGATTGCCAATACTCAAAACAACCAATCATTGATGATAGGTGTTATGGCTGTAAAAATAACGCAAAGGAAAAAAAGTAATGGCAAAAAACGATATAACTGGCGATAACATTGTTACCAAAACAAGCAAAACTTATGCTGATAAATACGATGTTATTTTTGGCAATAAAGATTTAGCCAAGTGTTTAGGGCAAGCACCCGATGGAACTATGGTGTGTGGCTATAAAGAACGATGCAAACGCTATGTTATGCCTGTAAGTGAACATCAAGCATGGTCTGAATTTTGGAAAGGTGGCGATGATTGCGCCAGTTACATATCAATCAAATAATTATTGGCGTTCTAATTCAAGAATGTATTCGCCAAGTTTAGCGGCATTGTCTTTAGTTAAACAAATTCCACCATCATTTTGCTTTTGAATCTGAAGTGTTGGCTTGGTCGGCTTGGTTAGTATCTGCTGACACGCTGTTAAAATGACCAACAAACCAATCGGCAGGGTTTTTTTCCAATTCATCGCGTGTCCTTTGCGCTTTTAATTGTTCGCGTTGAACCGCCCACTTCACAATAAGTAATAGTAGGCGGTCAAATATGTCAATTATCTTAAACATTGCCTTTATCTTTGGTAAATACACCCAAAACGCCCATTAAGGCTAATCCTGCGCTTACTATGGCATTAACTTGGTCAGGTGATAGCGCAACCCCAACTGCTGTTAATAAAGCCGTTAAACCGCGCCATGTTGATGGTTCTTTTAGTCTTTCAAGTAAATATGATTTCATAATGTTTTTCCCTTTTGAAAATCTGCTAACGATAATCCGCCTGTAAACTGACAATGTGCGGTTTCCTTAAACTTGCCAGCCCATGCGCCTGCCCATTCAAGCCCAAGCGATTGCGCGATGCGCCCACACTTAGCAAACAAGCCAGCGTCATTCCAAACACACTTACCACCAACAATAGGAACAAAGTCAAAAGCAACCCGATAATTGTGAAAGGATTGCCCAGCCTTTGCATTGGTAACGATATTGCCTTTAGTCGTGCGCCCTTGTGCATATAAAGCCCCTTGTGATTCCATGTCGCGGTAAGTGCTAGTAATTAAAATATCAATTCCTGCCGCATCGCACCCATGAATAAATTGTTCGCATAATGTTTTGACTTTAGGGTGCAAGTCTTCAAGTTTGCGACTGTTAATCATTTGTCCACCTTGCTATCTAACTTATCAAATATACGCACTAACATTTGTTTAACTTCGGCTATGTCCACGCGATAATCTTCCTTGCGAACAAAGTCTTCATGCACTTCTTTGTTTAAATCTTTCATGTCTTTTTTTAAATCAGTTATGGCATCCCAAATGATTTTCAAAATCCACCCAAATGCCGCACCACCGCCTGCAAATAACCAATTTAATAATGACTGTTCCATGATTGTTCCTAAACTAAACTTTTTGCCAAATTTCTTGTGGTTTTATTGCCCAATCAACATAACCGTCAACAGGATAAACAGCAATTTGTCTTATTGAATTTCGGTATTGGTCAAATGCTAGTTTGTTTGCCAAATAAGGATTGCTTAAAGCAGGGTCGCTAACACTTGGAATTTGTGTCCAATCACTATCTTCCAATAAACTAACTGCTAACAATTTATTTTCATAAGCGGTTGGTGGCGTTGGTGGCTTTGGCGCGTTAGCAATTTCCCAAGCATCCATAGCATTTACAGCCCAATTAGGCAAAACAGTAATATCTTCATTAGGTTTGCCATCATTATATTCAATCCATCCGCTTTCATCTTTCCATTGCAAAGCGTGAACATCAATAGGCGTTCCATCCCATGTTAAATTGATATAACACACGCCATCTTCACAAACTGTTTTATCAATAGGAATTATTGAAAGAATCATAATTTATCCTTCTATTAAATTTTTATTTGCGGTTGCAATTAAAACTTGCGTAGTTAAATCATTAGTTTTAACCATTTCGTTTCTAAACGATTCAACAGCCGCACCTGTTTCCCGATTAACTTTACTATTTTCAATCATTAAAACAGGCATCCAAGCAAAAGAACAATCATTATTATTTGTAATTTCGCCTGTTTGTGGGTGCATTCCTTGAACTGTAATCCAAAAACGGCAAGCCACTAACTCACCAT